GATGGCCACGGTCCAGGAGACCGTCTGGTTCAGCACGCCGGGGTAGGTTTCATCCAGCCAGCGGAGCCCGGCCAGTATCCGGCCTAGCAGGTCATTCAGCGGGCCGAGGTTGCCGGACGCGGCGATGCCCAGGCGGCGGAGGATTTGCTCGCCTGTCTCCATCGTCTTGTTTAGCTGCTGCTGCACGCCGAGCATGCGGGTGGCGAAGTCTTGGTCGATCAGGTCGGCGCCGGCGCTGCGGGCGCCTTCCAGGATGCGCTGATACTCGGGGATGCCGCGCAGCATCGGCTGCAGGAAGTTCAGCACCTGCATGTCCTGGAAAATCTGGCCCATGCGGAACGGGTCGCCGCCTGTCTTGCGGCGAACTTCCTCGATCACCGCCTCGATCGGGTTGATGCCGCGCGAGGCCGCATCGCGCAGAACATGCTCGATGTTGGTGCCCAGGGTGGCGAAGTGCCGCACGGTTTCCGGGCTGGCGATCTTGGTCAGGAAGTTCTGCAGGTTGTTCGCGGCTTCGCCCGCATCGCCGGCGCCGCGCCGGGCGATCTGCAACATGGCGGCGAGCATGTTGGAGGCCCTACGGCCACTGACGCCCAGCCCTTCCACCTTGCTGGTCAGCAACGGGAAGAAGCGTGCCATGTCGCGCAACTCGAACATGCCTTCCTTGCCAGCGGCCGCCATGCCCGCCAGCGCCCCAGCCAGCTCTTCGGCCGTGGTGATGTTCAGGTTCTGGCGCAGCGCCACGGCGGTGCGCGACAGATCTTCCAGGCTGGCGCCGGTAGCGGTGGAAACACGCGCCAGCACGGGCATGAAAGCCTGCATGTCTTCGCGGTTCAGGCCGGCGGCAATCAGGTTCTGCGCGGCGCCGGCCAGCTCCCGGCTGCGCTGCCCGGTTTGCAGCGCCAGGTTTTCCCACGCCCGACCGGCCTCCGCCGCCGCGATGACCGCGGCTTGCCCGACGCCCCCTGCCGTGATCTGCGATTGCAGCAGTGTATCCTGGTAGGCGGCTGCGGCCTGGATCGGGCCGGCAAAGTTCAGCGCCGCCAGCGCGGTGCCCACGGCGGCCACGCGGCGAGCCATGCCGGCTATGCCGGACAGGCGCTGCTGGATGGCCGAAAGCCTGGCGCTTATGCCATCCTGGAGCACCAGCAGCAGCCGCGCCCGCATGTCCCGACCGGCTGCCATCCTACTTCTCCGTATGCAGATCGGTGACCGCCTGGTGCCACCACATCATGCGCTCGCCTGTCAGGGCGAGCAGCTCAGCCTCGGACCAGCCGAAGTGGCCTCCGAGGCCGGCTAGGACTTCCGGCCAGTTTTCTGGCCAAGCCCCAAAAAATGGCCAACCACGCGGTCCAGCGCCATCGTGTCCGCGCCGTCCATCTGCTGGTACAGCGCGTTGAACAGGTCCAGCCGCATGCCGGCGCTGCGGGACGAGAGCGCCATCAGCTGCTGCTCCGGCGGCTTGCCGGCGGCGAACATGCGGTCCTCGCCATTCAGCCGGCGCAGCAGCAGCGCCTCGAAGGTGCGGGACTGGCCGGCGGCGTGGCCGATGCGCACGGTCATCGTCACCGGGTAGCGCAGCGGCAGCTTGACGCGGCCATCGGCGAGCACCTCGGCCTGGCCGGGCAGGCCCTCGTCGTCTTCGTCCTCGGCTTCGGGCAGCACCACTTCGCCGGCGGCGGGCGGCGCGGCGGCGGTCTCATACTCAGGCAGCACCACTTCGCGCGGCGCCGCGGCCTCGGCGGTTTCGGTCAGGTCCAGATCGTTCATGGCCTATCGCTCCGTGCCAGCGCCAAAGAACCATTCCAGCGGGACTTTGCCGCCGTCGCTGTTCATCTCCGGACTTTCCATCAGGACCGCGTCCGGGTGGGTGAACTGCTGCCCGGTGTCGAGGGTGACGATCAGCTCGCCCGGCCCCGCGCGATACAGCTCGGTGAAGCGCTGGCCGCGCTTCAGCGCGGTGGTAGCCTTGGCCGAGCCCTGCTGGAACTCCATGGAGTGGTTCACCTCGGTGCCGAGCAGCACGGGGTTCGCCTTCATGCCGGCGGGCTTGTACGTGGCGCCCTTCTCCACCGGAACGTTGGCGCTGTTCCAGCGCATACGGACAATACCTGGGGTCTGTGCCATCGCTCAGTGCCTCCTCAAGCCTGGTATTCGAGCGCGATGTCGAGCTGCATCATGTTGTCGATGCGGCGGTAGACCAGGCGCTGCTGGACGCGGTTGCGGGTGCCGTCCGCCGGCAGCTGGGCGCGGCACAGCGGCAGGGTCTTCTCGATGTCCACGATCCAGCCGAGCCGCTGGTAGATGACGCAGCGCGCCGCCCAGACGCCCAGGCTTCCCTCCGGCGTCATCACGTTGTCGGAGGCATCGGCCGCCGGGCTGCCGTCCGGCGCCAGCTTGTGGCGCGGGTAATTCAGCTGCCAGTAAGTCCGGTAGTCGTAGCGGATGCGGCTGGCGACGGCCGCTTCCATGATGTCCTGCTTCGCCTTGGTCGGCACGCCCTGGGCATCCAGGGTGCAGGTGCTGACCGCGCGTTCCAGGATGCAGACGCCATTGGCCACCCGGAAGGTGGTGACGCCGGCCTTCACCAGGATGTTGCGCTCGCTGTCGATGAAGTTGCCACCGACCGGCGCGCGCATGCCGCGCAGCGGCAAGGTGTGCAGCTGGCGGGCCGGGTCTTCGGCCAGGTAGTAGATGGCCTGGCGGGCGAACATCGCCGCCAGCCGCCAGCGCGGCTCCACCGCGGCGGCCGGCGCGCCCAGCATGTTCAGCAGCCACTGGTTTCGCGCCGGGGCATAGGCCGCCAGGGTGGAAAGGCTGGCCTTCATGCCGATGAACGCCTGCGCGTCCAGGTGGCCCAGCGCGTTGTAGCGGCGGTCCAGCTCGGTGCTCAGCAGGCCCATGTTCGTGGTGTCCGTCACCGGCACCACCAGGTAGGGGAACCACTCGTCAGTCACCGCGGCCAGCGCAGCCGTCAGGTCCACCGCACCGCTGCCGCCCGTCATGGCAGTGATGGTCTCGGTGATGCCGGGCGGCGTCGCCTCGTCCTGGCCCAGGTTGGCCAGCAGGCTGATGTCGTTGCCCACGTCGATCGCGTGCTTGGCGGTGCATGTGCAGGTGCCGGTGCTGGCGGTGGCCACCACGGGCATGTTCGGGATGGCATTGATGGCATCGCGCAGCGCGGCGGCGATGGTGGTCGCGGTGTCGCTGGTGGTGATGTTGATCGCCACGCGGCGGCCGGCGATGTAGCGGGCGATGGTGCCGGCGGCGGTCGGCGTGCCGGAATAGGCAAAGCTGCCAGCCGCTTTCGCCGCGCCGCTGGCCTCGGCCACCAGGATCATCCACAGGTCCAGGCTGGGATTGTCGGCCAGCATGTCGGCCGCCATGTCCTCGGCGATGCTGCCGGCGCCGGCACGGGCGGTGGCATCGGCCAGCCGGGTGACGCGGAACGGCACGCTGGCGGCACCGGCGGCGCCGGCCACCTTCACCCCGAAGATCAGCGCCTTCTTGGGATACTCGAAGATCCCCGCCTCGGTGTAGCTCGGGCGGATTTCCGCCGCGACGCGCGGCAGGTCCCAGCCGGACTGCGGGATTTCATTGAACGTGATGGAGCCGGACATCTCAGCCCTCCTTCTTAACGCGCGCCGGGGCGGCGGGCGGCGTCACTTCCGCCAGCTCGCCCTCGGCAAGGCGGCGGCGGACGAACAGGTCGGCCTCCAGGTCCATGCCCTCCGGCACCTGGCTGGCCGGCAGCACGCTGCGGCCATCAGGCAGGGGAACGGGCAGGTCGGTGGCGACCACGGTGATGCGCGGCATGTCAGGCTCCCGCAGTGATGTCGGTGAGATCGGTGGTGTCGGTGCCGCCCGGGGTGGTCGGCGCCGTCGGCGCGTCCCACGCCGGGTCGAAATTCCAGGTGATGTCGATGGCGCCCAGGTCATCCAGCGCGGCCACCGCCTCGTCCGGCACCAGCATCGTCGGAATGCTGAGCGGAATGCCGACCACGGCGAAGTTGTCGCTCAGGAACTCGCCGCCCAGGCTGACGGCGGTGCCGGCGCTGACCGTGCCCACGTCCTCGATCGCCCAGCCATGCAGCCCCAGCAGCGCCACGCCGGTCATGTTGACCAGGCCGGGCGAATTCCGGTCGCCCAGCAGCCGAAGCTCCGGCGTGCTGGCGCGCACCACCAGGTGCACCTGCCAGTGCTGCACCACCACCGGGTTCACCCCGGCGGTCGGCGGCACTTCCACGTCCAGGAAGGCGATGCCGATGAACGGCACCCGCTGCGTCAGCTGCGCCCAGACAGTCTTCGTAATGGCGGCCGGCATCAGTTGCAGCACGAACTGAGACGGCGGAAAGAAGCGGCTGAGGCGCTCCTGAAGCGCCCGGCCGGTCGCGGCGAAGGCGCCCTGGGCGCTGGGGTCGAAGCCCTGCATCAGTACAGCCCACCCTGGCGGCGCGGCTGGAACAGGGCCGGGCGGTCGCTGGTCTGCGCGAAGCTGCTGCTGGGCGAAATCGGGTTGGCGTCCAGTAGCGCGGCATTGCCGGCGGCGACGCTTTCCAGCCAGCGCATCGCGTCCTTGCGGTCGTCGCGCATCTGGTCGGATGGGGTGGACTGCCCGCCGCTGGCCAGGGCATAGCGCGCCAGCTTGCAGCAGTTGTCGGTGATGACCGCCGGCACCGGGCTGAGCGGCGTCTGGTACCGGCGGGCGATGTAGCTGTCGATCGTGTTGCTCGCCGCCTGCAGGATGGCATCCACCCGCGCGGTATCGGTCGGCCCATCCACCTGGCC